CTCCTATCGTTTGAAGAAGGAAGCATCCCCTGACCTGGACGCCGATGAACTCAAGAAGATGAAGTCCAAAGAACTTCAGAATGCAAGGGACAGAGTCGGAGCCAAGAAGCAACTGATCGACATCACACCTCGTGAGTGGGAAGCCATCCAGGCTGGAGCTATCAGCAAGACCATGCTGAATGACATTCTGGACAACACTGACGTGGACAAGATCAAGGCTCTCGCTACACCAAGAGAGAAGCCGGCCATGAGCAAGGCGGACTTGGCTCGTGCCGAACTCATGCTCATCGGGGACAAGCACACGCTGGCTGAGGTAGCTGATCAGCTTGGCGTATCAGTAAGCACGCTCAAGTCTTCGTTGGCAGAGGTGAAGAAGTGATGGCTGATCAGCACATGCTGAGTACCTCAGACAATCCATACAACCCATGGACACAGTGGGATCAATGGTTTGCCTGGGATACCCAGGAGCAATACCACTCCCTATCCCTACTGGGTAGGGTAGTACGGACATCGGATGAGCTTTCTCCTCAGATGCAGGACGAAGCCGTTGAGGATGCGATCGATGAGATCGTAACTGAAAACGTTTCAGGTGTTCACATCAAGGTAGCTAAACCTGACGGAATCCAAACCGTTGAGTAGCTGCACACCATGACCGACCCGAGACCAGTCAAGGCACGTACCGGTGGTTCCCCCAACCGATACCTGCTTTCCCCCGAACTGGTCTCGGGTCTTCGTGGCGAAACCGATACAAGTTCGGAAACTTTTTGCCTGAAATTTTTAGGTACGGGGGGGAGGGGTCTCCCAAAATAGACCCCCCTCTGCATCGCCCGCCCACCAAAAATATCCCCGGCGGGAATTTTCCGCAGAAGTTTTTACCCCGGAGGGCTTCTCTGGGGCTTCCTTGAATCAAGAAGTCACTTTCGGGTCGGTTGCGAAGAGCGTAACCAGCAAGGAAGCCCCTGAAAAGTCCTACCGATCTCGACTTTTCATGTCATGAACCCAACCGAAAGGAGTTGTAAACCGTGGCCCCAAGCCGGCGAAGTCTGTCGTCATCCGAACCATCTCGGAGAGACCGTAGAACGGCTACAACTCCTGGCGCCAGGGAAAGCCAACTCATCGCCAAAGCCGAACGATTGGCTGAAAGACAGCTCGAAGACGGCACCGCATCGGCTCAGGTGATCACGCATTACCTGAAGTTGGCCACACAGCGAGAAGCTCTGGAGCAAGAACGCCTCGAAGGTGAGCTTCGTCTTCAGGAAGCGAAGATGAAGGCAATGGGATCCACCGAAAGGCTGGAAACTCTGTACACGGAAGCCATGAATGCTTTCCGTGGTTACCAGGGTCGTCCAGAACCAGAAGAAGATTACGACGAGTACTACCATGGATAGATCGTACTCGGAACTTCGTAAGATTCACACATTCGAAGATCGCTATCGTTACCTCGCCCTTAGAGGACGAGTTGGCGAATCAACTTTCGGGTTCGATCGATACGTGAATCAGGCTTTCTACACGTCTCGTGAATGGAGACAAGCCCGCGATACAGTGATCATCCGAGACAATGGATGCGACCTTGGTATCGAGGGTTACGAGATCCATCGTGGTCTTTACATTCACCATCTGAATCCGCTTACGCTCCGGCAAATTGAGTCAGGCGATCAGTGTCTTCTCGACCCCGAGAATCTAATCACGGTTTCACACCGAACTCACAACGCCATTCATTACGGCGACGAGCGGATGCTTCCACAAAAACCAATCGAACGCCGGCCAGGCGATACGAAACTCTGGTGATCCAAATGGGAATCGCTGGACTGGACAACCTCAAGACTGAAGGAACACCAATGGCTGCGGATTCGCAGGACTACGACGAGCAGGATGTCGCCGAGGCTCTCAAGAGGGAGACCCAGGACGGTCCCGGCTTTGAAGACGAAGATGAGCTTCCTGAGAGTGACTTCGACGGGTTCCCTGAGGATGACGTCGAGAACGACCACGACGAGGACCACGTCGTTTCCGATGAGGAGGACGAGAGCAAGTGACTGCAACCATCGCGTATGACCGTCCGATCAAGAATCTCATCGATCAGCTGAGTGCGACCGGTCACGTCACCCATACTTCGTACAAGAAGAAGTCCGTCACTCTTCACCACAACGGCGGCCGTCTCTCTCACGAAGGCGTTCTCAGCGTCTGGAGGACACGACCGGCTTCGGCTCACTTCGATGCTGATAAGACTGGTGCTCTTGCCCAGTATGTCAAGGTCAACGAATACGCCTGGGCTGTCGGCAACCTCAAGGGCAACCAGGAAACCATTTCCATCGAGATGGCTGACGAGACTCTCGGCCCTGACTGGACCGTGGCAGATGCTACTTGGCAGTCTGCTGCCCGGCTTGCTGGTTGGCTCTTTGCCAAGGTGATCGATGGGACACCTCGCCCCACCAAGAGCAATCTGTTCTACCACAAGCACTGGTCGTCTACCGACTGCGCCGGCCCTTACATGGACAAGATCTACGCCAAGGTCCTGAAGGAAGCGCAGAAGTGGTACGACTACTTCAAGAACAAGAAGACCACTCCGTCTTCCCCCTCCTCCTCGGGCTCCTCCACCCCCAAGACGATCAATGCGATCGCCAAGGAAGTCATCGCTCAGAAGTGGGGTAACGGTCCGGAGCGTCGACGCAAGCTCCTTCAGGCCGGCTACAACCCTGACAAGGTCCAGGCCGAGGTCAACCGGATTCTCCAGGGCGATCACGCGGCAACCGGTCCGAAGGGCCGTAAGACTTATCAGCAGGTCGCTGACGAGGTCTACAACGGCAAGTGGGGCAACGACCCCGAGCGGTCCAGGCGACTGAAGGCGGCCGGCTACGACCCGGTGACCGTTCAGCGTCAGGTCAATCTCCTCGTCAAGAACAAGCGCTAACTCAAAAAGGTAGGCTGGCAAAATGGCATTTGTCTTCGATGCGGGTCTTGGGCTATTGGCTCGTTATGCCAGCCACCCGGCGGCGAACGACGCGCTGATTCTCGTCCCGCTTCAGACCACTGGTCTGGAAGCTGACTCTGTTCTCCGTACCAAGGCCACTCTAGCTGCGGTCGTTTCCGGTTCCACGGATGAGCAGACGACTGTCGGCCGCAAGACCCTCGTAAACCTCGTCCGGACGGTCGACACGGTGAACCACCGAGCCGAGTACAAGTCTGACGATGTGGTCTGGAGTGGTGGCGCCGTTTCCGGTAACGACATCAGCGCGTTCGTTCTCTGCTACGACCCCGACACCACGACCGGAACGGACGCCGATCTCGTTCCGATCCTTAAGTTCGATGTCTCGTGGCACCCGAGTGACGGTCAGCCGTTCACGCTCGGAATGAACCCGTTCTACAGGGCGAACTCGGCGACCTGATCATGACGACCTTCACCGATAATTTCAACCGGGCCGACAGTTCCAACCTTGGTTCTGGATGGACTGAGGTATCAGGTGACTGGTCAATCTCGGGTAACAGGCTGTCGCCTGGGTCGGCAGGCGGAGTCGTTCTGGCCGCAATCGCCAATCCACTGGCAACCAATGACAACTACGCTCAGGTCACCATCGCTTCTACTGCTGCGGTTAGCCATGGCGTTTGGTGTCGTGGCAGTAGTACTCTGACGTCCGGTTATTTGTGGCGGAACAATGGAACCACTTGGGATCTGTTCTGGGTGGTTGGCGGTTCTTTCACAGTAATCGGAACGTACACCGCCGCTGCTGCAGTAAATGACGTAGCCAGGGTTCAGGCCGTCGGGACAACGATCAAGGGGTTTGTCAACGGAGTTGAGCGAGTCTCTGTAACAGACACTGCGGTTTCTACTGGAACGTATGCCGGTATTCGATCCGAATCCACAGCTTCCGTTCTGTTCGATGACTTCAGCGCCGGCGACATCACTTCAGGTGTTGCTGTCACTCCTGTTGTCGAAGTCGAAACAACTCAATCGCTGTCCGGGTCAAAATCAAGAGCGGTTTCTTTTCTGACCGAAATCGAAACTGTTCAAAATCTCCCCGCGGGGAAAAACTCAGCTGTGGCTTCAGTTTCTGAAACCGAGACAGCCGTTGTTATTTCCGGCGGAAAGCACTCAGCAATTCCGTACGTCACCGAAATCGAAGGAGTTCAGCAACTAGCCGGATCAAAGGCAACCCATATTCCTTTCGGCTCCGAGCTGGAGTCTGCTCTGAGTCTTGGGGGATCAAAATCAAGTGCTTTGGTAACCTCTGTCGAAACGGAGCAAGCACTACCACTAGTCGGAACCAAAAGGGTTGCCGTCGTACCAGTCGTAGAGCACGAAACTGCTCTACAACTAACACATTCCGGAGAGGGGGGAACACCCGTGGCACAGAGTATCCTCACAAGTGTTAAGAAGATGCTCAACATAGCGGAGAGCGATACGTCGTTCGATATGGACATCATCATTCATATCAACAGCGCATTCGCGACTCTTCATCAGATCGGCATCGGACCCGATGAAGGGTTCATGATCGAAGATTCTGGTGCCACATGGAGTTCCTTCACCTCAAACAGACTGCTGAACTCTGTGAAGACGTACATGTACGCTCAGGTTCGCCTCCTGTTTGACCCGCCGAATACTTCGTTCGGCATCGAGGCCATGGAGCGTCACATCAACCAGCTCATCTGGCGTCTCAACGTGGTCAGGGAGGGAACCGAGTGGACCGATCCAATCAGCTTGTCATAGTCGCTCTTCCCGCCGAGAACGACTACGTGCGCAAGGTTTCAAGTGATCCTGAACCTCACTTGACGCTTTTGTATTTGGGCGACCCTGGTTATGACGCAGAGCAAATTGCGCAGATCACCGACTATGTCGAGTATGCTGCGACGTTTCTGCATAAGTTTTACCTTGATGTAGAAGACCGTGGAACTCTGGGGGACGGCAACGCTGATGTGTTGTTTTTCAATAAGAGTTGGTCGACAGAAATCACGCGATTCCGAGAAGTACTGCTCCAGAATCCATTGATTTCTGCAGCATTCAACTCCACTGAACAATTCGAAGGCTGGATTCCGCATCTCACTTTGGGGTTTCCAGAAACACCAGCCAAAATAGGGCCTGAAGACCCCAAGCAAGGTTATTCAGTGTCTTTCGATCGAGTTGCTTTGTGGACTAGTAAGTCTGCAGGACCCACGTTCGATCTGAAGCCATATTCCTATGAGGCAGAATTGGCTATGGCGCATGTCGAAGAAGGCCGCGCCATTGTAGAGGACTTCCTTTCACATCATGGTGTGAAGGGTATGAAATGGGGTGTTCATAAGAAAAGTCCCGATTCCAAACCTCAGATCAAACAGCGAACCGAATCGCTCGGAGATGTGAAAACTTCGAGTGGTAAGGTCCTCACCATATCTGGTGACAAGACACCTGCCTTGGCAAAGTTCATCGCTCGGATGAGCCCTGCTTTCCGAAAGAAAGTAGAGGACAGTCAAAACTTCACCCTTAAGAATTCGAAGGGTGAAACCGTAGGTGAAATGTCCTTGAAGAAAGAATCACCCACATCAATGAATGTCGTGTGGGTCGGTGTCAACGAGGATCAAAGAGGTAAGGGGTATGCTTCGGCTGCGATGAAAGCTGCCGTAGCCAATGCTAAGAAGCAAGGTCTCAGCACTGTTACTCTGGAAGTCCCAGGCAAATCGCCAGATGCCCGTCATATCTATGAAAAGATGGGTTTCAAAGAAGACCCTTCAAAATCAGAACCCTGGGATCCAGTATGGGGAGGGCTGACAGCCATGGAATTGAATCTGAAGCCCAAAACCGTTACTCACGGAGAACAGCTCGTTGCTGATTTCTTGGAGCACCATGGTGTAAAGGGCATGAAGTGGGGCGTACGACGTTCACAGTCTCAGCTTGACCGGGCTTCTGGACGCACTCCTTCTGCTGATGCTCAGGCTGCCGCTGCGGCTCAGGCCAAAGTCAATTCAGGCGGTGTTCAGACTCTCAGCAACCATGAACTCCAGGGTCTTGTCAACCGGTTGAATCTGGAAAAGCAGTACAGCACCCTGCAAGTCCAGAACAAGTCGGACATCGATCGTGGTCTTCAGGCAACCCAGAAGGTTCTCAAGATCGGGAAGACCGTGGAAGACGTTCGCCGATTCCTAGAGACACCTTCTGGTAAGGCTCTCAAGCGGACCATGAAGGGGGCTTTCGCTGCCGGCAAGGTAGCTGCCGCTGCTTACACCGGTGGAACCTCAGGGGCCGCCGCTGCAGGTGCTTCGCTCGCTGTAAGGCGAACGGCAAATCATTTCACCAACGTCGGAAGGTAGGAAGGAGGGTAGACGATGGCCCTGTCGAACACGGCAGTCCCATATTACTATGGGCAATTCCGTGAGGCGGTGTTGCGCGGAGATATTCCTGTAAACCGGGAAATTTCCTATGAGATGAACCGCATCGACGCTCTCATCGCCGACCCAAACATCTACTATGATCCGGCTCCGTTGGAGGGTTTCATTCTCTATTGTGAGAATGAGCTCACCCTGACAGATGGTAGTGATCTGTATCTGCTCGACTCATTCAAGTTGTGGGCCGAGCAGATATTCTGCTGGTACTACTTCGTCAATCGAAGCGTTTACATTCCTGATCCGAACAAGGGCGGCGGTAAGTACGTCGACAAGGTGATTAAGAAGCGCCTTACTACGAAGCAGTACTTGATCGTTGCGCGAGGTGCAGCAAAGTCGCTCTACGAGTCATGCTTGCAGAGTTATTTTCTGAACATCGATGCTTCGACCACTCATCAGATCACCACTGCTCCAACGATGAAGCAAGCGGACGAGGTCATGTCGCCGATCCGCACTTCCATCACTCGAAGCCGGGGACCTCTGTTCAAGTTTCTGACAGAGGGATCTCTGCAGAACACCACGGGTTCTAAGGCTGCTCGGGTAAAGCTTGCTGCTACCAAAAAGGGCGTTGAGAACTTCCTGACGGGTTCCATGCTCGAAGTCCGACCTATGACCATCAACAAGCTCCAGGGTCTTAGGTCGAAGGTAGCCACAGTCGACGAATGGCTTTCCGGCGACTTGAGAGAGGATGTTATCGGTGCGATTGAGCAAGGCGCTTCGAAACTCGATGACTACCTCATTGTGGCTGTCAGCTCAGAGGGTACCGTCCGTAACGGAAGCGGCGATACCATCAAACTTGAGCTCGCAGACATTCTCAAAGGCGAATACCAAGCCCCTCACATCTCGATCTGGCATTACAAGCTGGACGAGCTGGAAGAGGTCGCAGACCCGTCGATGTGGCTGAAGGCCAACCCGAATCTCGGAAAGACAGTAACGTATGAGGTCTATCAACTCGACGTTGAACGAGCCGAGAAAGCCCCTGCCTCCCGGAACGATATTCTGGCGAAGCGTTTCGGGATTCCGATGGAAGGCTTCACGTACTTCTTCACATACGAAGAGACACTGCCTCATCCTCGTCGTATCTTCTGGCAAATGCCTTGTGCTCTCGGCGCGGACCTTTCCCAGGGTGACGACTTCTGTGCATTCACATTCCTCTTCCCATTGCCGAATGGTAAATTCGGAGTAAAGACTCGTAGCTACATCAGCGAACTTACGCTGATGAAACTTCCCGGCGCCATGCGTCTGAAGTACGACGAGTTCGTTGCGGAGGAAAGCCTTCACGTCATGCCGGGAACCATTCTCGACATGATGGAGGTCTATGAAGACCTGGATGCTCATATCCAGGATTCTGCTTATGATGTGCGCGCATTTGGTTTCGACCCGTACAACGCTAAGGAGTTCGTTGCCCGCTGGGAGGCGGAGAATGGTCCGTACGGAATCGAGAAAGTCATTCAGGGGGCGAGAACAGAGTCGGTCCCGCTTGGGGAACTTAAGGCTCTCAGTGGCGAACGTATGCTCATCTTTGATCAGGCACTCATGACCTTTGCCATGGGCAATGCAATCACGATGGAGGACACCAACGGTAACCGGAAACTCCTGAAGAAGCGACAAGAGGCGAAGATCGACAACGTCGCAGCTCTGATGGACGCGTGGGTGGCGTATAAGCTTCACAAGGAAGATTTCGAATAATGGGTGATGAAATTCAGCCTGGTGAACTTATACACTATGGCGTGAAGGGTATGAAGTGGGGCGTAAGACGAGATCGTACCGAAAGTACGCTTTCTAAGGCTGAACGTAAAACAGCCCGTAAAAACGTCCAAGCTTTCACAAAAGTATCGATCGATCGTAAGTATGCCAATGGCAATCTTTTCGAGCGACCGATTTCTGAAGCCCAGTACAAAGCTCTGTCGACCAAAGCATCGGTTATCCGAAAGGGTCAAACGGTCCAACGAGTAACCACTCGTAAGGACGAGAAGTATTCAGGTCCCGTCTTTGTATCCACTAACAAAGTGGACCAGAATACTTACAGGGCACTAATGCCGTTGGTGAACTCGACGTTCAAATACGGTGGAGACAAGACTTACAAGAGCCATTACGAGGTGCAATTCAAAGCCCTCGAAACGCTTAAGTCTCCGTCGGAGAAAGAACGAGTGGACGCTTTCACCTCGTTGTTTGATGAACCGACAATCAAAATGTCCAACGGGAAGACCCTGACTGGACGTGAGTACATGGCTAGGATCGGGTACAAAAGAGAGGTAAAAACTCTCAACAGCCAGCAGCTCGGTCTCAAGTTTTACAATCAGTTCACCGAAGCCCAAGGAGAGAAGAGCCCGATCAATACCGCTTACTTCGAAAGTCTTCGTAAGAAGGGGTATAACGCGGTAATCGATGACAATGATCGTGGCAACTTCACCAAGGCACCACTGATCGTACTCAATCCAAACGGTTCTCTGAAGCGCATGAATGTCAAACCTCTGTCTGCTGACGAGATCATCACTGCGCAGCAAAACCTCAAGTCTCCTTAGTGACTCTAACTCGTCAAAATGGAAGCAGGAAGGAGGTGACACATGGCAGGTTTGTTTTCTCGTGTTAAGGAAACTCTGAGGCACGGTTGGAACGTCTTTACCGACTCAAACTATCTGGACGGATTGCATTCCACTTCTGGTGGTAATGGATTTGGGTATTACATGCCCCCGTCCCGTAACCGAGCTTCGTATTCCAGCGAACGTTCGCTGATCTCGGCTATCTATACCCGACTCGGTATTGACGTGTCAGGGATCGATATTCGTCACGTTCGAACCGACGAAGATGGTCGGTACAAGAATGACATTTCCAGCGGTCTCCAGGACTGCCTTACCGTCGATCCAAACCTCGACCAAGGACCTCGTCAGTTCCGGCAGGATATTGCGATGACCCTGTTCCAACGGGGTATCGTTGCTATTGTTCCGGTAGAAACCGATCTGAATCCGAATGCCACGGGCGGATACGATATTCAGCAACTTCGCGCCGGCGAGATTGTTGGATGGCAACCTGAACATGTTCGCGTGAGTCTTTACGATCAGCGGAGCGGGGAACGGAAGATTGTCACCGTCCCTAAGTCGATGACGGCTATCGTCGAGAACCCACTGTATGAAGTGATGAATGAGCCGAACTCGACTCTGAAGCGCCTCATACACAAGATCAACATGCTCGACACCGTCGATGACGCTTCAAGCTCCGGCAAGCTTGACCTGATCATCCAGCTTCCTTACGTGGTCAAGAGTGACGCTCGACGTCAGCAGGCTGAACAACGTCGTAAGGACATCGAGGTCCAGCTGAAGGGCAGTAAGTACGGTATCGCCTACACGGATGGTACCGAAAAGATCCAGCAGCTGAACCGACCGGTTGACAACAACCTTCTTGAGCAGATCCGGTATCTCACGGACAAACTGTACACAGAACTTGGTCTCACACCTGAAGTAATGAATGGTACGGCAGACGAAAAGGTCATGCTGAACTACTTCAACCGGACGATCAATCCTGTTGTCCAGGCAATCGCGGAAGAGATGAAGCGAAAGTTTCTGACAAAGACCGCAAGGTCTCAGAAACAATCCATCATGTATTTCCGCAACCCCTTCGCTCTGGTCCCGATGGAGCAGATTGCCGAGATCGCGGACAAGTTCACCCGTAACGAGATCCTCTCGGCGAACGAAATCCGTCAGGGCATCGGATTCAAGCCTTCCGGTGATCCCAAGGCTGATCAGCTGGTCAACAGCAACATGCCTCAGCCTGGGACTGATGTTGGTCTTGGAGCCGCTCCTCCTGAGGTTTCTAACTCCTCGGATTCCAACGATTCGGGAAGTGACCCGGGGTCAGATGCTGTCTCGCACGCTCTAGACGAGGCGAACGGGATGGTAGACCAGATTCTGGCAGAACTCGGCGCTAGTAGTGGATGACGAACTTGTTCACGTATACGACGCCACTAAACGTCGTGAATACTACCTGAAAACTCGTCATCTAAAAGGACGGCACCACGGCACCACTCGAGTGGTGCCTCCCAAGAAGTCGAGAGCCCAGCGACTAGCCGAGCATCGAAGGCATCAGGAAGCCCAAATAGCCGAGCTGAAAAGCAAGCTTGAAAGGCTCAAAGAAGTTCTCGCTGCCGAGGTCAAGAAGGCTAAAGCCCGAAGTGGTGTAAAGCCCACCACGACCAGTTCCAAGACGCCTGTTTCATCTCACAAAAGTTCAAATTCTCCAGCCCAGAAGCTTACTCCTGCTCAGAAAGCCAAAAAGGCCAGAGAAGAAAAGAAACTACGTGAGAAAAACAAGCCTCAGTCTCTGGACGAGCAGGTTCAGTCGCTGACGAAGAAGATCAAGACCATACAAGAGCGGATCGCCAAGATGCGCAAGGACGGCTCGATCGGAGCCAAGCGACACTCAGTGAAGTAGGAAGGAGACAGTCAAAATGGCAGCAAAGCCCGCTGATTTCGGCGGCTACGCGACCAAGGCTGGCCTCAAGTGCTCCGATGGTCGGACCATCATGGCCGATGCCTTCAAGCACATGGACGGCGAGAAGATCCCTCTCGTCTGGCAGCACGTCCACAATGACCCGGACAACATTCTCGGACACGCTGTTCTCGAGGCTCGCAGCGACGGCATGTACGCCTATGGGTACTTCAACAGTACTCCGAAGGCACAGAGTGCCAAGGCCGCTGTTCAGCACGAAGACGTCAATCACATGTCGATCTTCGCGAACCAGCTCGTCGAGAAGCAGAAGCAGGTCTTCCACGGGCAGATCCGTGAGGTGAGTCTGGTTCTCGCCGGCGCCAATCCCGGCGCCAAGATCGATTTCATCAACATCCAGCACGGTGACGGTTCGATTCACGAATCTGACGAAGAAGCGATCATCACGACCGGTATCGACATCGAGTTGGAGCACGGCGAGTCAGACGAGAACGTCGAATCCGACGACACCGAAGAAACCGACAATGACGAATCCGATCAGTCTGAAGAAGAGACTGACGAGGGTGACGTCAACGAAGCGCTTCAGCATGCCGCAGCAGCGGATGACACGGTCGGTGATGTCATCGACACCATGACTGAAGAGCAGAAGAACGCCATGTATTTCGTGGTGGGACGGATGCTTGAGGGCGCTCAAGGCGTACAGCACTCCGACAACAACTCCGAGGGCGACCTCACCCATCAGGAAGGAGCCGACGATATGACGTCGCGCAACGTGTTCGACCAGACCAAGCAGGACGCCGCGGAAGAGACCCGGAAGAACGTCCTCACCCACGACGCCATGAAGGGCATCTTCGAGGATGCCGAGAAGCGCGGCTCTCTCAAGGCTGCTGTCGAGGCGTACACCAAGGCTGAGCTGCTTCAGCATGGTATCGAGAGCATCGACGTTCTGTTCCCGGACGCCAAGATGGCCACCGGAACCATCGAGCTCGACAAGCGCCGGACCGAGTGGGTTTCTGTCGTCCTCAACGGTACGCGTCACACCCCGTTCGCCCGCATCAAGACCTTCGCCGCGGACCTCAAGCAGGACGAGGCTCGCGCCAAGGGTTACATCAAGGGCAACTACAAGGTCGAAGAGTGGATCAACGTCACGCGGCGTACCACCAGCCCGACCACCATCTACAAGAAGCAGGCGCTCGACCGTGATGACATGCTGGACATCACGGACTTCGACATCGTCGCGTTCCTGAAGGCTGAGATGCGGCTCATGACCGAGGAGGAGATCGCCCGTGCGATCCTCATCGGTGACGGCCGTGCCGCGGATGACCCGGACAAGGTCAAGGACCCGCTGGGCGCCACTGACGGTATCGGCATCCGTTCCATCCTGAACGACCACGAGCTGTTCGTGACCACGCTCTACGTGAACGTGGATGACGCGAGCTCTTCTTACGAGGAAGTCGTGGATGCCGTCATGGACGGCATGGAGTACTACAAGGGTTCTGGTACGCCGGCGTTCTTCACCACGATCCCGCAGCTGAACAAGTTCCTGAAGGCTCGGGACGGCATGCAGCGCCGTTTCTATGCCAACAAGAGCGAGGTCGCCGACGCCCTGGGTGTCTCCGGCATCTACAACGTCGAGCCGATGAAGGAGGTTTCGGACCTGATCGGCATCATCGTGAGCCTGGACGACTACAACGTCGGTACGGACCGCGGTGGCGAAATCACGATGTTCGACGACTTCGACATCGACTACAACAAGCAGAAGTACCTCATGGAGACCCGCATGTCGGGTGCTCTCGTGAGGCCGAAGGCTGCCATCGTCATCAAGAAGACCGCGGCTTCCGCTCAGCTGCTGACCCCCGTCAAGCCGGCCTTCAACGCCAACACCGGTGTCATCACGATCCCGACCGTGGCCAACGTGACGTACAAGGACAGCGCCGGCACTACGCTTTCCGCCGGTCCTCAGGCCGCTCTCGACCCGGGCCAGACCTCCACCATCACCGCCGTTCCGGCGTCCGGCTACTACTTCGCGGACAACCAGAGCGACGACTGGGCGTTCACTCGCAAGCACGCCTGATCTTAGGCGAAACCAGACATGACTCGATATTCAGGAAAGGTGGGGTACGGAGCATCTGTTGAAACTGCTCCTGGTGTGTACGAAGATCAGATCACAGAGTTCACATATTATGGTGACGTGGTCCGGAATTCTGTGCAAGCCAGAGAGGGTGAGAGTGTCAACAACGACCTCTCGGTGACTAATTCCATCAGTATTGTCGCTGATGAGTACGCAAATGCGAATTTCATGAATATTCGCTATGTCGTATGGGCGGGGGTCCACTGGACCGTTCCTGAAATTCAGGTCCAACACCCCCGTCTTATTCTCAGGCTAGGGGGTGTCTACAATGGCCCCAAGCCCGAAGCGCCTTGAGCTTCAGGCACTCCTTGTAGCGGCATCGGGAGGGAAGAAAGCATATTTTCAACCCCCTCCCGATGTTCAGATGGAGTATCCCTGCATCGTCTACAGCCTGGACAATGCGAAAACAGAATTCGCCGACAACCACCCTTACAGTCGCTTCAAGCGATGGCAAGTGACGGTTATCGACAGAGATCCGGATACGTTGATCCCCGACGATATTGCTCAGCTGCCTTTGACGGTTTTTGAGAGATCGTTCTCCGCGGACAACCTCCATCATCACGTCTTCAACATGTACTTCTGAGAGGAAGTCAACCATGGCCAAGCTCGCTTGGGATCAGACAGGCGAACGTGTCTATGAGAACGGCGTCGACCGCGGTGTTCTCTACCTTCCCAACGCTTCCGGTGTCTACGACAGTGGCTTCGCGTGGAACGGTCTGACGACCGTCACGGAGTCGCCGTCGGGTGCCGAGTCCAACAAGCAGTACGCGGATAACCGTGTCTACGCCAACCTCTACTCGGTCGAAGAGTTCGGCGGCACCATCGAGGCGTTCACCTACCCTGACGAGTGGGCTGAGTGCGACGGTTCGGCGACCCTGCAGGCTGGTGTCTACGTCGGTCAGCAGCAGCGGAAGTCGTTCGGTCTGGCCTACCGCACCAAGGTCGGTAACGACCTGAACTCGGATGCCGGCTACAAGATCCACCTCGTCTACGGCGCGATGGCGGCCCCGTCGGAGAAGGCTTACGCCACCGTCAACGACTCGCCTGAGGCGATGGGTCTGTCGTGGGAATTCAGCACCACTCCCATGGACGTCGGCACGATCGGTGGCAAGGACCTGAAGCCCACGGCCAGCATGGTGGTCGATTCCACCAAGGTGGATGCTGCTGCGCTGTCGGATCTCGAGGACGCCCTGTACGGCACTCTCGGACAGGATCCCCGTCTTCCCACGCCGGCTGAGGTCTACGCGATGTTCTCGGGCACCGTCACGACTGTCACCCCGACTCAGCCGACCTACAACTCCACGACGGACATCGTCACGATTCCGTCGATCACCGGTGTCGTCTACTACATCGACGGAGTCAAGGTCGACCCGGGACCGTACGGTCCGATCACTCAAACGGTTGTCGCTTCGGCACAGCCGGCTCCGGGATACGAGTTCCCGGACACCGCGGACGACGACTGGACCATCACCTTCTCGTAGTAACTCCATTTAAGGCAGAAAGGAGGCTGGGGAGTGCTCACAATCGCAATTGCGATGAGTGAAGCCGTTAACGAAGAGACGGGACAATTCATCCCAACTGATGTTGTTAAGCTTGACTTGGAGCACTCTCTGGTCTCCCTGTCAAAATGGGAGTCAATTTTCGAGAAACCCTTCCTCAGTACTGACAAATCTGTTGAGGAAGTGGTCGAGTACATTAAAGCGATGGTTCTCACTCCAAATGTTCCGATAGCTGTTTTCGAAAAGCTACTCAATGACAAAGTAGAGGAAATCAACGCTTACATCAACGCGAAGATGACGGCCACTTGGTTCGTAGAAAATCCGAATCAACGGCCGAATCGCGAAACAATCACTTCGGAACTCATATATTTCTGGATGTTCTCTTACGGTATTCCGATGGAATGCGAATACTGGCATCTGAACAGACTGCTTACTCTAATACGAGTGTTCAGTGAGAAGAACAAGCCCCAGAAGAAGATGAGTCCCGCGCAAGCGGCTCGTATGCAGGCAGAGCTAAACGCTCAGCGTAGAGCGAAGTACGGAACTTCAGGATGAAAGGGGGCGGAGAGTGACAAGAATCGACTGGAGCACTGCTGGGAAACGTGTTTACGAAGCGGGTGTTGACCGCGGCGTTCTGTATGTCGATGGGTTTCCCGGTGTGCCCTGGTACGGGCTCACTTCCGTCAACGAGTCCCCCTCTGGAGGAGATTCCAAGTCTTTCTATCAGGATGGAACGAAGTATCTCACTTT